TGCTTTCCTTTTCAATCTGGCAATCACAACAGGATTGCTTCTTCTATTGGTCATAAAATACTAAAAAACCCTAAGTATTTAGGGTTTTACACTGTTCAATTATATTATAACACGAAAGTTAAATCCAATCAAACCCCATTAATAACAACGTTGTTAACAGCAAATTCTACTGTATACTCTTCAATAGCATCACCAGAATCGTAAGACAATTCAATAGCAGATATATTCGTTGGGAACATATCAATAAATTTATATGTCTTTAAGATTGACTGTGCCTCAGATGTTGGATCACTTGTTTCAGAAAATGGTTTTGAACCTCTACCAAGCTGTTTTACAACAGCAGTACTCATATAAGCTTCTGGACTTGTAGCACCTTCATTATTAGAAAGTTGTGCCATCAATTCCATCCAATTTTCAAATGCATTTCTGAATACAAAATCTTCATCATTAATAACTGTTACTGTCCATACATCAACAGTTCTGTCTCCTGCAACTTTAAAAACACGACCCCTAAATGGGACATCAATTGCAGTAATAGTTTGAGCAGGTAATGATGCTGCTTTACATAGGAATGAAAATCTTTCCATATCCCATGCTCCACCACCTTTAATGGCGTCATCAGTAAATTCTACTTCAAATAAATTGGGTCTTGCACCACCACCGGCCAATTTAGATTTAAATTGACCGATAGTTCTTCTTGTATTGGTGTCTGCCATGATTCTTTTTGCCTCCTAGTTGTTATTTAGATAATAGAATTAAACGCGACCAGCTACTTCTTCAAAGCTAACACCAGTACGGGTAGCAACGAAGGTAAGCGTAACATAATTAATCGACTTGGCAGGCTTCAAGAAAATGTCTGCGCGGAATTCATTATTATCAATAACATCAGGTGTGTTGTTTGTTTCGTCGCAAACAACTAAGAATCCATAAAGTCCTCTCTTTGCCTGAACATCACGAAGATACGGTTCAACAATGTTGCGGAAATTCGCTCTTGTTAACTCATCATTGAGTTCAAAGAGTTGAGCTTGTGCTGCTCTCTGTAGTGCTTGCTCAATTGTGAGGAACAAACGACGAACGTTAATCCTATCAAATGCTGATGCATATCCCAGAGCAGTCTTATCTCCGAAGAGAAGTGTTCCGAGTCCGGGTGTAGTAATAAAGGAGTTAATCCGCTGAGGATAAAGTTGATCTCTTTGTGCCTTGGTTGGATTATATGCTAGTTTAACAGCATTGTTAATAATACCACGTTGTTGTCCAGCAGGTGAGAACCAAGGATAAGCAACAATATTTGTGCGTGTCATCAGACCAGCAACATCAGCATTAGTTGGAATCCAACGGAACTTATTATTGAAACGATCATAAGTATACTTATAACCAGCATCAAAAATACCATAAGAGGTAGATGATAATGGACTAAAGTACTTAATAAGATTAGTTGTCTGATCAGTGGTATTAGTAAGACCGACTAAATCAGTTCTATGTGGTCCAACAGTAGCAACACAATCTTTTCTTTCATTTGCTAAGGAAAGAAGATAATTTGCTTTTGCTTGAGAATCTTCTCTTGAACTTAAACCTGGACCCATAATCAAGTAATCAACTTCAATCTCATCCTTATTCTGGAATTTACCATAGGATGTCATTAGATTGCCAAGAGATGCTTCGTAACCGCCATTAGCAGAATAATCAACTCCACCTGTTAAGGAATAAGTTGTATTGCCAGTAGCACTATAAGTAACTCCCTGTGCATCTACTCCCCATAAACCATCTGATAGTGTTACTGGAGTAAACCCAGCAGAGAATCCAGTTGCTCTTGGAGTTGTTTTCCAGTGAGCATCAGCAGCCTGAGAAATGTTATAACCTGCATATACATGCGAGGAGAAATCAGCAACATATTGCTTATAATAATTCCTTTGAGGAGAATTAACATCAGATACTGCATCAAGTGCTTTAGAAAGACCTAAATGCTTCTCAAGAATATTTCCCTTAATTCCTGTAAGGGTTCCGTCATCATCAACAACGACAACATGCATTTCATCATTCTTTCCATTTCTACTAGTGGTATAGTTAGTAGATGTTGGTTTTGGAGCAATGGTCTTCCAATATGTTGTTGCATTGGTAAGACCTAAAGTTTGTGCGTCATACCAGTCAGCAATAGAAGCAACATTTGTAGATGCAGTTTCTACACTAGATGTATTTGTTACATTTATAACAGAAGCAGAAGTGAATGCTGCAAAATCAGTTCCTTCAGCATAATCAATTGCAGTTTCTACTCCACCAGTTGTTTGAAGAGTACTAAATGTAACAGCAGTACCTGCAGCTACATTAGAATTTCGTAGATCATATTCGGCATTAAGTTCAACAAAGGTTGATCCTACACTAACCAATCCAATATTTGATGGGGTAATTCCAAGTAAAGTAACTGAATCAGTAACAGTAAGACCAGAAAGATTATCAACATATAAAAATGAAGTAGCTGCAAGACCAGATGCATAAGTAGATTTCTGAGTTGCTAATACATCAACAAAAGATGTTGTAGAACTAGAGACTCTTGAAACAACTTTTACATCAATTGAGCTATTAGTGCCACCAGATGTTGCTGTATTAACACCAGTAATAATTCCCTTAAGATATCCAGAGAAAGAAGAAGTTGAACCATCCCCAGGAATAGTTTTACCATCTAAAGAAGAAGTAATACCATATCCTACTGTTACTCCAAGACCAGCAAGATTGGTTGTAGTAATTCCAAGTGTTTGATCTGCAAAAGCATCAATCTGACAAACCTTGAGACCATTACCCCATGTTCCTGGAGTCTTAGAAGCATAAGTGAAGGTATTCCCATCTTCATCATCACTGAAATTATTTAAATAATTATCATAACTCTTTATCTTTAACTCACTTGTAGAAGCAGCTCCAACCCCTGCATTTGAACTCCTTAAAGTTGTCGCATCAGTTCTAACAACCTTTAGGACTCCTCCATAGGTAAGATATGATGAAGCACTCATCCAATATTCATATTGAGCATCAGTTGAAATAGGCTTACCAAATGTGCTAATCAAAGCTTGCTCTGATGAAATATCAATAGGTTCATCGATTGGTCCAATTTGGAAAGGTCCGGCAATCGCACCGATGTTATCCAATACATTATCAGCTCTCCCTACAGTTAGGTCAACCTCCCGTACTAATACACCGGGAGACAATTGAGGAGTCGCCATGAATTTTTCTCCGTTATTCTCAGTTATCTAAAAAATATTTATTAAAATGGGCATTTACATATACTCCCACATATAGGAACGGTCACCATATTCGTCAGTATTCCAAGTACTAGGAGCTCCTGATAGTCTTTGTAACTCTTTTGACCCATCTTCATCTACAAACCACCTATCACCATCAGCATCTACAAAGGTATTATCATCTAATCCATCACTAATAAATCCAAATGGTGCCATATCTTGTTCAATCTGATCTCTTTGATCCTCATATAGTCTTTTCCTAACATCCTGATCTGTAAGTTCTTTGAAGTAATCTTGTGCTACTAACCATGCATATATTACCAAACACATAGCAAGGTCATCATTACATCCATCTTCTGCTTCAAATGAATTGTTCTTTTGAATAAATGTAGTTAACTCACTAATGATCTCATAATCATTAAATATAAGTTTATCTCCTTCAACTATTGTCTTCAAATTAAGAGCACCAACTTTCTTAACTGTCTTGGACATTTTAACTCCAAGTTGGGTCTTCTTGCCAGAGAATCCTTGCCCCACAACCTGCCCTGCACGCCCCCTCATGGACGCCATAAGAAGATTTGGATACTCCATATCATAATTGAGAATTGACGCCACCTGGTCGCCTACATCGTTGACCTCACATAATATAAATGCCTCATTATAACTCCTTGCTACTTCATGTATAATATTAGGAAATAGCATAGGTTTTATCTCATTATTCCTATACTTTGCAACTACCTTATGTGGGAATGAAGTAATATCAACAACTACAAATGCAGAATAATCTTTTACAACTCCCCGCGCTACATCAACAGTCATAACATAATCATGTTTTTTTATTGGATCCTCATATACATCCAATCCAGCATTTCTTGCAATTGCATTTTCATAAACAAGGGTTCTTAACTTACTAGGTGCAATAAGAGTATCAACAGACCCTAAAAATTCACATTCAAACTCAACCTTAAACTGTTGATCAGAAGTGTTGGCAATAGTTTGTTCTTTCCATTTAGCATCCCTACCAGGTACTTCTGACCAATGAACATCTGTAGGAACATATTCATTCTTTCCTCTTTCTGCATCATGCCAATACCTATAAAAATGATTCATCCCGTGAGGGGTAGAAACCATTATTACTTTCGTGCTTTGACCAGAAGTAATAGTAGGATAAACAGATGCAAAGAAGGACTCAGCGATGTGATTAGGGACGAAGGCGAATTCATCGAGGAAGAGGATATTGAACGACATGCCTCGGACAGCACTCGCAGATGTAGAAGCTGCCAATATCTTACTGCCATTCTCTAACTCCAAAGATCCTTTGTTCCATGCTATTATACCCTGCTGCATCCATTTAGGTAAATTCTCATATGCAGTTTGTAATCTTCCCAATAGATCTCTGGCAGTTGCTGCTTTGTTAGCAAGAATACCAATATTTACATTATCATTGAATACGGCATAATGTAATAGATATGATACAGATGTAGTAGACTTACCAGTCTGCCTAGGCATCTTACATATATTAAACCTATTCTCATGAAATCTACGAATTAATGTTTCTTGAAAATCATATGGTTTAAATGGAACTAATCCTTCATCCAAACTAACAATTTTTACATGCTGTTTTGCAAAGTAAACTGGATCATGTTTACATGCCATAAATTCAAGAATTTGATCTTTGGTAAATTCTTGAGCAACATTTGCTTTTTTTAAAAGAGGATTACCAAGATAAATTTCATCAGCCATAACAATCTCCTACATCATTTCGCCAAATAGATGCTTGTTTGAATTATTTAACATAGATTTATCATGCTCTAAAGTTTTTCTCGTCATATCTAGTATTTTTTGTAAATTCTCTGCTTTCTTCTTTAGATCTTCTATTTCTTTATTTTCCTCCCGTTTGGAGGAGTGGTTGTCCTGGTTCATAGTCCGAAATCTGAAAATATGAAAGTTTAGCACCAGGGTATACTTTCTCCACCTGGGACAGAACTTCCATTCTGCTAGGTCGTTTGACCGTTGGAAAAAACATTTTTATTGCGTAAGGCTTACCTCTCCAATTAACTCCCACATCGACAATATTACCCTGTCGGGAAGGAAGTCTAACAGATTCAGATACTTTTGAAGGCATAAGGGGATCTGGAGTTATTACATCAATAACTTCTAAAAATGGATTGCCCCTGGCATCTTCAATTGATACAGTCGCCATGAATAATAAAAATGTTTACAATTCTATTTATCTTTTTAAAACGTTATCACCAATATTTACATTATTTTCTATAAACCATCCTCTATTAACTTCTAATGCATAACGAACATCACCATCAGAATAAACTGGTTTTAATGTATAAGGATTCAACTCTTTTATACTTTCAATAATACCATCTTCTTTAATAAATGCAATATCTAAAGGAATCCTAGTATCCTTCATATGGAAAAACTTTTGACCTACTTCATCAAAAATAAAAAACATTCCACTATCATAATCTAAACTTTCTCTAAACATTAAACCCAAATTAAATTCTGTCTGAGTTTTAGGAATTTCAAGATTAAGTGGAAGTGATATTACTCCTTCACTAACACCGCCACCATTGCCGTTGCCATTCCCACCATTACCATTGCTAGAATGGCCATTACCATTTCCATTCCCGTTATTGGACCCATTTTTCTTTTTCCCCTCATCATCATCTTTTTCTAACCATCCCCTAGAACCTAAATGATATCCTTGAGGAATTTTTTTACACTTCTTATCTTCATAACAATAATATGATCCTGCAGGACAGGTCTTATGCATATGATCTTCTCTCAGTCCCTGAAACTGTCTATAAGTTCTTCTCATTGCTTGTGCCGTCCTTTCTGCTTCGATGTTTACAAACTCTTTTGATGCGCTTACCATTTGATCAATAGAAGGTCCATCACTAGCCTTATCCAATTCTAATTTCATCACAGGATATACATTAGAAAATCTCCACTTATTTAAACCTGGTTCTGCAGGAGTTTGATAATCTTGAGATAAATCATCAATAGGTTCTGGGAATAACCTTTTATCAAATCCTGAGACAGGTCCAGAAGCAGTTGCATTAGCACCATAACCAGCATTTGTTGCAGGATTTCCAGTGGGATTGCCAGCAGCATTAGCACTATTGGTAGGTGCTGCTTCTTTTATGAAATTTCTAAAAGATTTCATATACCCTTTTCTATATTTATCATGATGATTGTTAAGAACCATCTGAAAGAACTGGCCAAGTAATATTTTCAGGATCAGTCTGTTTACTAATATCACGTAATGCTTGAATATAAGTATCTAAATATGAAATATTATCTGTAGTAGTAGTTATACCAATCCTCGTTTCACTTAAATTTCTCATCACCCTCCACTCAACTTCATTAATCTTAATATCTCTAATTTCTCTAACCTCATCCCAAAGTGATTTAGTATTGTCTGCAATTTCTTCATCAGTAAGAGAAACAACCTCCCAAGATCCTGAATTCCATACCACTTTATGTGTGGTATCATCATATTCAGGTGAAGAATCGACAAGAACATATCCAGCATCTACAATTTCTTCTGCTGTAAAAGTAGAAGAATCTGTTCTAGTTAACCCAGATGAAAGTCGTATTCTATGGGGCAATACTTCTGGATATTGATTGTTATATGAATAAGGCATTTTTTTGATCTCCTAAGTACTTTAGTATGTGCCTATGAATAAAGAGTCTGTGTAGTCCAATCCCACACCACTCGGGCCAGTGATACCATACGCAATTCTTATCCACTCCCCTCCACTCCAAGATCTCGACGGACTTCTCATAATCGTGGAAGAATATCGTGTAGAACCACTTGCTTCACGATAAGCGTAATAAGTGGAACTTGACTGAGAGAGCTGATTAATTCCTTCAGTCATAATTGCTGAGTCCCAACTACTGGGAATTCCGTCTGCCATTCCAGTATAAGTAGAACTGGTGTAACTCGTCAATGACCACCTGGCTCTATTCGCTGAAGTGCCCAGGCTGTAATAAGAGTAACCAGCGGCATTGGAGGGTGTAAAAGTAAGTCCAGAAGATGATGATCCACCAATCTGTGAATAGTTGCTGCTCCAGTTGTTTTGACCAGAGGACGCACTAAAAATCCAAGACTCTTCCAAAGTACTCTTGTCCGAACTTAAAATCTGAACACCAGCGACGGCAATGTCATTGCGATAAGTAGGACTAGACGTAACTTTAGCTGCTACGTAAAGACGACCAGTTTGATTAAAGGAAGTCTGAATTTCCCCAACATCCCAGTTTCCAGTATAGTCACCGCTGCTTGACACGGTAATCATCCTAGCTGGAAGCGATCCAACAAACGCTGTTTCTGTATCGTCGCCTGTCGGAAGTGGACCTGGCGAAATTGGCCACTTATCGTCTAATCTTTGATTATACACATCAACTAAATGGAAAACTCCATCTGCATCACTCTTTGTCGGCCACTGCCTAGGTCCAATAATGCCCGCATTACCTCTCATAGCCAGTTACCTCCAAAACGAGGAGCAAAGTAATCCATATTGCGGTTCTGCTCTGCCGTAGTCAAAATTCTGTTATAAATTATGAGGGAGTTTAGATGACAGCACATAGGGTAGGTAGTTCCAAAGGAACTTGACACTGAGTTGAAGGCACCAATTGTCACTTCATTACCAGAAGTGTCGAAGTTCATACTATTTAATGAAGAGCTGCTAATCATATCAGAACCATTTTTCTGCATATAACCAAGTGAGCTAGTTTTGTCGAAAACCCATGTGACATATATCCATGTGACATAATTGAAGGCATAGCTGCTTGACCAGAGATTAGTTTTATTAGATCCCCCTGAGCCAACACCAATCAATAGTCTAAATTTTCGATCTGAGGTTTGCCATGTGTTCCATCCACAGAAAAACCCTTCAGTCACAGCACCAGGGTCTACGTTACATATAAGTGGTTGAATATCGTAATCACTCAGCGGTCTTATTACTGCGCAAATGGTAAATTGGTTTCCAAAATTTAGGCTACTACCAAGCGATAATTTCTGATAGTTGCTTGAGCCAGGAAAAAAGAGAAAGTCACTCATCACCTCACTGGTGCTGCCGTTATAAAATGGGATATAGCTAGCACTGTTTTCTATGGTGGCATTGTTACCATTGGGGCTGAGATCATATACGGTAGTTCCACTGCCGGGATAGGACGTAGGTTTGCCAATGTCATAATAAACGTAGGGATTTGGCGCAATTTGATAATTGACCTGATCGTTAATGAGATCAAACATTCCTGTCCTAACCTTTGGAGCCGCACCTATTATATTACTATTTGGAGAATAAAGACTCATAACGGTTAGTTTATTTCATCCCAAGAACAAACGGCGTATAAATCGCTGTTTACACTTGCGGTCAATCTCAGAGAGTCGTTCTCATTTAAGTAGATAGAAGTATCTTTAGAGATAACCACCAAAGAGGCATCAGCTGGAACAGCGACGGTGTACGTGAGATACATTGAAGTTGATTGGTTTTTATAGACTTCTACGGTCACATCAGCTGTATTAGTGCCATCAACATTAGAAACAACCAAGGAGTTGATCTTATAAAGTTTACCGCTACTACTAGAATTACTAACAAGTGCTGTCACGGATGTAGTCACAGCCATACCATTGGTCTGTCCGTAGATCGCGGAGACGTTTACTATATTTGGGTTAGCCATTGATCAATTTTCTCCTGTGTGTGTTTATTTAGAATTAACCAAAAACCATTGCCATTATAATTGATTTGCCAACAGTAATTCCGCCACCACCACCACCAGTACTAGTAGTACCATCTGCCATTAAATATTGGGATGCTGTACCACCAGTCTTAACAAAAGAAGTTGCAGAGGATATACCATTCGTGAAAGTCCCATAATCTGCGGTTTGCACTTTAATATAGTTCTGATCAGTAGACACATCATAATGCATGAGCGCAACAAAGCAATCTCCTTCAGTTGGACCTGCAGGAACCTCAAATCCCGCAATCACCAGACGACTGGTAATAGTACCAAGACCAACTTGAAACTGTTTGGCATCAATTCTCAATGGATGATCAAAACTCTTGATATAATTGGTAGTATCATTGTCATTGTATATTAGAAGTGGACTTCCATTAGTTGTTCCAAGTCCAACTGTTCCACTAAAGGTACAAATACCAGATACATCTAATTGCCCCGTAATATCAATATTACCTGTTCCCGTAATATCCTTACTATTAAGATCTAAATTACCACCAAGTTGAGGAGTAGTATCTTCTACAACATTTTTTAAGAAAGTAGAAGCAAGATATCCATCAGCAATTGCTGTTCCATTCCAAGTACCAGTAGCAATAGTTCCTAAGGTAGTAATATTAGTAGTTCCAACCCAAGTACTTAATGCAGTATTCTCAACTAAATTTAAACTTAGATCAGTTTTAAACTCTGCATATGTCCTACCTTTAATATTTGATGTACCTGCTAAAAGGACATCATTAGTAGTTAATGCTTCTTCAGATTTTAATGCATTGCCATTAGACAATCCGAAAGTTAATGCATCTTGCTTACCATCCCAAGTAGATGCAGAAGCAACATATGCATCTGCTACTGCAGTTCCTTCCCAAGTACCAGTAGCAATAGTGCCAAGTGTTGTTATGTTGGTAGTTCCTACCCAAGTACTTAATGCAGTATTCTCAACATTATTCAAACTTAGATCGGTTTTTACCTCAGTAGCACTTCTACCTTCAATACCAGTTGCAGTGAACTTAGCATAATCATCATCAGCAGCATCAGCATCATCAACCTTTAAAGAATTGGTGTTAGCAATACCAAAAGTTAATGCACTTTGTTTTGCATTCCATGTAGCAGATGATGCCACATAAGAATCTGCTACTGCAGTTCCTTCCCAAGTACCAGTAGCAATAGTGCCAAGTGTTGTTATGTTGGTAGTTCCTACCCAAGTACTTAATGCAGTGTTTTCTACGTTACCCAACCCAACATCAGATTTACTCAAACTCAAATCTGATTTTAATTCAGCAGAAGTTCTTCCTTCAAGACCACTAGCAGTAAACCTTGCATACTCATCATCCCCAACATCACCACTATCAACCTTTAAAGCATTAGTATCAGCAATACCAAAAGTTAATGCACTTTGTTTACCATCCCAAGTAGATGCAGAAGCAACATATGCATCTGCTACTGCAGTTCCTTCCCAAGTACCAGTAGCAATAGTTCCTAAAGTGGTTATATTAGTGGTTCCAGCCCAAGTACTTAATGCAGTGTTTTCTACGTTATTTAAACTTAAATCGGTTTTTACCTCAGTAGCACTTCTACCTTCAATACCAGTTGCAGTGAACTTAGCATAGTCATCATCTGCTGCGTCAGCATCATCTATTTTGACCGCATTTGTATTGGCAATACCGAAGGTCAAAGCATTTTGTTTTGCATTCCATGTAGCAGATGATGCCACATAAGAATCTGCTACTGCAGTTCCTTCCCAAGTACCAGTAGCAATAGTTCCTAAAGTGGTTATATTAGTGGTTCCAGCCCAAGTACTTAATGCAGTGTTTTCTACATTATCTAAACTTATAT